GTTTGAAGAAATTGTTTTTTGTGACTTACCTTTTTTTAGTGGCATATTAACTCCTTATATTCTATATAACTGAATGTTTTTTGACAAAGTTAATTTTATTAATTTGTGAAAGCTCTTATTAATACTTGTAGTCCAGCAGGCACTGAGCTGTCAGTATACTGTATTGTATCGTTCGCTATGTTGTAGATAAAATCTACTCCGTTAACTTGATCGATTCCGTTAAGAGAGCTGTATACATAGTCTAAGTTAGCAGGACTATTTGCGCTTACTCTAACAAAGAAGCAATTGCTAGTTCCGGAGCTTACATTAGTATTATATCTAGGTTGAAGATTTAACCCCAAAGCGCCATCTACATAGGCTTTAGTAGCAGCATTACTAGCACTAGTAGGAGGTCCAGACAGAGTTAGTTCACCCGTCATAGTATCTCCTGCTTTAGATACCTTAGCGTTTACGTTACTTTGAACGGAGTTCAAATTAGCGTTTAAACTGGTATAAGTATTAAAATCATTAGCTAAAGCAGCTAAATATGTAGTATAATCATTACCTCTAGCAGAAAGTAGAGTAGCTCCATCATTGGCTAAGGCAGCTAAATATGTTACGTGGTCATTCTGACGAGCCGTTAAGAGTGTGGCTCCGTCATTGGCTAAGGCAGCTAAATATGTTACGTGGTCATTCTGACGAGCCGTTAAGAGTGTGGCTCCGTCATTGGCTAAGGCAGCTAAATACGTTACGTGGTCATTCTGACGAGCAGAAAGTAGAGTAGCTCCATCATTTGCAGCTAATGTAGAATAAGTATTCCAGTCATTACTACGCGCAGTTAGTAAGGTAGCTCCATCATTAGCGGCTAAAGTAGAATATGTAGACCAATCATTAGCTTGATAGTCTCTAGTTCTAGCTATGTCATCAGCTGATGTTAAAGTACCTACTCCAACTCTAAACTTAGAGACAGATGCAGAAGCATAAATTAAATTAGCTAATAATGCGCTACTAGTTCCTGCTACTTGAATACCAGAGCCTTCAGCCAATGCATCTGTGCTATTCCAATTTATAATTATAGTTTTATCTTCGGTAGAGATATTTGATACATTTGCAGTAACGCTATCTCCTAGTATAAATAAATTACCTTCGATTACTAAATCTCTAGCAAAAGTTTTATTACTTGTAAATTTTACTGTAGAATCATTGATAATAGCATTGTAAGTATTATAATCATTACTTCTTGCAGTTAATAAAGTAGAATGATCGTTACCTTGCGCACTATTCCACGTTGCAAGGTCATTAGCACGCGCGCTCAATAAGGTAGAGTGATCATTGCCTTGCGCGCTATTCCATGTTGCAAGGTCATTAGCACGCGCAGATAAAAGAGTAGAGTGATCATTGCCCTGTGCGCTATTCCACGTTGTAAGGTCATTAGCACGCGCGGATAGAAGAGTAGAGTGATCGTTACCACGTGCTGTGGCTAAAGTAACTCCATCGTTTGCTTGAGCAGCTAGATAAGTATTATAGTCATTAGCAGCAATTTGTAGATAAGTATTATAATCATTAGCAAAATACCAATTATTAGCAGTTGCTACGTTAGCCACAGCGTTAGGAGAAGCACTTAAATTCAAAATATCTAAGTTACTTGCTAAAAGAACATCTGCGCCTGCAAAAATACCACCTCTAACGTTTAATATATAAGTATTAGATGTGGGTAATATATTAGAAGTAGTTCTTCCAATACTAATACTGTTACTAGAGATTAATAAACCAGGTCCGCCAGCAGTTGATTCTATGCTAAATACATTTTCTGGTCTAGTTAGAACTGTTCTGGAATATACTCCATATTTGAAGAGCTCAATATCATTTACAAAATAATTAGTAATTGAAAATTTACTATTGGCAGTATAGCCATAAGCATTAGCGTTTGAATCAAACCAGCTATAGAAACTGCCTACATTAGCAGAATTAACACTGATATTAGAGAATATATTTGACCCGGCTAGATGTCTAGATTCAATAGCAGCATTAGCTATTTGAGAAGAACCAATTACATTACTTCCAATTACTGAACTTGTTATTTTAGTTAATGCCATTGATTCTCCTTATCTAACATCGGGCAACATACTTCCGTACATATTAGTCCCATCAGATACAAATGAAAACATATCTCTTCTACTAGCTGTAGTAGTAAGAGTAGGAGCGACTCCTGCCGGCCATTTAAATACACTATTCCAGTTTAGAGTGCGACCGCCTACTCCGTCTTGTATAACATGAAGTATGTAAGTTCCTACTCTCATATTACCGGGAGCCGCAACAGTCCTATTACCTCCAAGAGTTACAGTCGCTACTTGTCCTAAAAATAGATCCCAAGATATAGTAGCCCCATCTGTAAGAGTCTGTGTAGAGGCGTTCGCATAAGCAGTATTATATGAACCATATACTGTAAGTTGATGGTTACTGCTAAGAGTAGTGCTACCTACAGTTAATTTACCATCGGTGTTAAATTTTAAGTTACCGCCTGTTGCTAATTTTGCATCAGTTATTGCAGAGTCTGCCACGATGGTAGAAGTTACAGAACCCGTCGGCGGCACTCCTACATCTACTATAAAAGGGCTACTGTTAGAATATTTCATATACATTCTAGCATTAGCAGCAGGTCCGCCCGTATATGTAGTGCTAAAGAATTCACCTATCTCATAAGTTCCTATATTAGCAACAGCATGTACTAAATCTTTTTCTATACGGTATCCTATACCGTATCTAGAAAGATTTTGTCCTAAAACAGAATTTTTATTGAAAGTACTATCTACCTTATAAAGGGCTCCAGTTGTTGCATCTACATACAACATACCATTTGGAGGAGCGGTAGCTCCTCCTTCGTATGTTATATTTGTAGAGTTAGGTATACCAGAACTATAAAAATTTTGTAATAAAGCAAACAGAGTTTCATTTATTTGAATTCTAGCAGTTCCTAAAGAGGTGCTCGATGTAGGCGTTGAAAATGTATTTGAACTTGGCATTACTTATGCTCCATCTGCTTTGATATCTACGGTAATACCTGTAACAGATACTCCATTGCTAGAATAATATAGAGATATGCCGCATTGATTATTAGTTTTACCTGTAATAATTGGCACTACTGGATCTGTGCCAGATGTTTGACTAACTGTTATAGTAGGGACTACAGTAAATCCAGCAGCACTGTAATCTATAGTAGTATTACTAGAATTTATCGTATTACTAGTAGAAAATACTTTTCTAGTTAAGTTAACTGCATATCTAAGCTTATCCAATATAGTAGACACTTGTCCGGGTTTGGAATTTACTATAGAAACTCTAAGTTGGAAATGTCTAAAAGTAATATCAGATTCAGTTAAAGGAGCGTAACCATCGTTGGTTGCAAATCCTACGAAAGCATTAGTATTAACTTGATTATTACCAGAGTAATAAACATTACTAGCAGTTGAATATCTTAAGTCTACGTTGTAAGATATAGAATTACTTGGCCCCTCAAAAGTAGATGTTAATCTGTCATTATACTGTGTTAAATTAACTAATGCATAAGAAGTAGCACTTCCACTTAAATTAGCTAATATATTGCTACCTGTAGACACTCCATTTGCAAAATAAGTATTACTAAATTGAATTATGCCTAAAGAAGAATTTGTCACACTAAGTATAAGGGCATAACTATTAGCGTTTGATACATCATCAACAAACTGTCCATAGTTCCATATAGCATAAACATTACCACTAGGACCTCCGCTTGTCAATGTTTTATTATCTGTATCATACGTTGCTATATCTAAAAACGTTGTAAGAGCGCTATCTTGAAAAAATCCAGGACTTTGTAAGGCGTCAGATACCCCAACGAGAACATTTTCTTTAAAATCATTGTATGTTGAAGTAACACTTTGAATAACGTTTACACTAGATACTAACCTGCCAGTAATAAGTTGTCCTAAATCTCTTATTTGAGTATAATATACCGCATTAGCAGACGCATTAAGATCTGTAACGCCTACACCAACAGTAAATCCAGTAGAAGTTCCATTAGAATTATCAACTATACTTCTACCTGCTCCTGCTATTCCTCCATAAACAGAATTAGCAAAACTTGGATAATAATATTCAAAATAATTATTATTAGTAGATCCAGATATATAGTCATTTGCACCTGGATTATCTTCGCTGAACGCTCTAAAAGTAAACAAGCTAGCTGGTCGTATAGTAGTTATAGTAAATATAGCTATATCAGATGCTTCACACTGATTACCTGTTGTATCTCTAGTTCTTAATAAGTAAGTAAAAGTACCATACTCTCTAACAGGCGCATTTAAGAAACTTACGTTAGCAAAAGCAGATCCTATACTTGTTGAGGATTCCCAGTTAGATTCTGTGACAGAACTATAAGTTCCTGTTAATTGTTTTATCTCAAATTGATATAAGTCTATTTCTAGAGGATCACCGTTTTGATCTCTAGGAACTGTCCAAGAGAATAAAATTTGATCTCCAAGTTGACTGGCTGAAAAACGGGTTACTCCGTCTGGTTTAGCAGTTTTACCCACTATATCTGCTGAGGTTTCTGTAGTAATACCTCTGATATCATTATTAAGAGGTGTAACTCTAGCATAAAAACGATAATTACCAGCAGAGGCACCTCTTTCTATATTATCAATCTTAAAATATAATTTTCCGTCTTCTGCTATACCGCTAGCAGACACTTTTACAGTAGTATAAGTAAGCAGATCAGCTCCAGAACTATTATCTTCTATTTTATAAGATATTTCATAGTCTGTAACAGATTGATTAACTATAGGAGTAAAATTTATAGTAGCTCTAACAGCAATACCAACTTGTTTATCTCTGTAAAGAGATTCAGATATTTGTAAATCTGTTACTTTTCCTATCGGTAAAGTATCAATATTTACCTGTTTAGTAGAATATGCGCTTTTTCTATTAAAACTATTCTTATTTCTAGCTCTTACAACATAACTTCCTGGGGCTATGTTTTTTATCTTTCCTTCTTTACTTATGTCTAAGGATTCAAAAGTTTTACTTAAACTTACGTTATATACTTTATAAGATCCTAATTCGTAAACTCCTGGATATATTGTGTTGTCATAGTCCAAAGTGAATGTATTAGCTGTAGCATTCAAATTTCCTACAGTGCCTTGAATATCATTAGATATATTTACGCCCGTAACTCCAGATATATTAGCAGTAAGCGATGTAGCAAATTTAACTCTGTAAATACAATTAGTAGTTAAATAGGCGTTATAACTAGGGCTTGAAGAATTGTAACTAGTCTCAGAAACAGCATAGATATTACCAGAAAACAAAGAAATATTATCTCCCGGTTCTATGATAGGGACAGTATAGTGGTTTGTTCTTACGGTAAGAACTTTTCCAGTTCCAGTCTGGACAGTAATATTAGATTTACTATCCCAAGTAAAAACACCTTGAGCTTGTTCTTGGTTATCAATATATACTGAAATTGCAGTCTTATATCTTGGTACTATGTTTATATCAACAGTAGAAGATCCTGCAACAGCTATAGCCTCAATATTAAAAGTCTTTGTAAATATATGTGAATATCCTTCTAGATACACGCTATTATTATTAAATTTAGTCTGATCTAAAAGTTGACTTATTTTTAAGTAGAAAGGAGGCTCAGGTAAACTATCTAATAAGAAAGTCTCTGGGTGGTTAGCGCTTACACTATTATTAACCTTTAAAGTATTATTACTTAAGTTAAAACTCTCTATAGGCATACTAATCTGCGTTACAATAGGATTATATCCTACATGTCCTATATCTGCACCCGTATCTGTTTTCTCATTAATAGGTATTCCTACATAATCAATACCCTTTAGGTTACCAAAAACAGCAGGGTCATCATTAACTAATAATACATTTTTATTAAAGTTTAAGTCTATTGCACTAGCTAATCCAGTAACAGTAAATTCTAAGTTACCATTTTTTATAGTTCTATCTCCAGTAACATCTACTCTATTTACTGATGTGCATAACAGAGGTATAGATCCTAGAAGGGTATTAAATCCATTTTTGCCTACCAGAGCTACTCCGATACCATTAGATATATTAGAAGTATTTTCTACGGTTATTGTTTTATATGCCATTACGATATGCCTTGTGCCAGCACTATTTCAGAGGGTTTAGCTAATTCCATTTCTGTAGCAATAGAAATTGGGTATCCGGTAGTATCAGTAGATGCATAAATCTCTAGGTCATACTGTACTGATCCATCTAAATTCTTTATAGGTCTAGGTATTACTTTTAATATAGGTGCAGGAGGTGGTATTAGAGGATTAGCTGTATCGGTATATTTAACAGGAACGTAACTAATAATGCTATCAGAATCTGTATATACGTTAGATACATATTCTGTAGCAGTTATAGTAACTAACTCATCAGTATCTCTTTCTACGTTTACTATCTTAAATAGTTTATCATTAGTGTTGGTATAGTAATTAGAAGGATCTACTTCTCCTAAAGACCATATATCACCTTTTACGGGAACATTATTAGAAGTAAAATTACTAAAAGAGGCAAAAGTTCTAGTCTGAGGTTTGTATACTTTTTGAACTGTAAGTTCAATAATGTCTATGCCTGCATTAACATTAGAACTAGATACAGAACTATAAGTATTATTACATATATACAACTCTACTCTCTCTGTCTCTCTATTAATTACTCTCAAAGCTATGGGTTTAGTGTTCCCAGTTATGACAGAACCTGTAATAGCGGGACTAGTAAAGTGTTCTAGTATTACATTTCCAGTAGCTGTAGTAGCGTTAGCAAATACTCTTCCTCCGTAACCCCAAGCTATACCTCCTATTCTTTGAGATACTGCTATAACATCTCCAATGGTAGAGGTCATACCTTCAGCAGGCGTTTTAAAAGTAGCCTTTCTTCTGACATATTTGCTAGATGCTAATAAATACTGCCCAAACCTCATTGCCTGACTTCGTCTATCACAACCAGGTAAATCTATAGATTTTACATTTTCTATAGAATTAAGCTCAGATATAGCGGTAGGGTCGTCTATTCTTACTAACTCTCTACGAGAATGATTTCTAGGCTCAAGATAAGATACCTCTACGCCTGTTAAAATTTCTGACTCTCTGATACCACTAATTAGTAAAGAGTTTTTTAAGATATTTGTCTCATTATATACAGCTACGGGTATTTCATCAGGAAGATCTACATTTAATGAGATCTTTCCGCCAGAGTAGAACAGGATACCTCTAAATATAGCAGTAATCTGATTAATAATATCCATAACTTGTTTTTGGCTGTTAAGAGATATATTACAAGTAAATCTGCGCTCTATGATCTGAGTTCCTAAACTAACTCCAATTTGATTTTCTCTTACTGTGGTAAATTTACCCCTAGGTTTACTTCTAAAGGTGCCGTCTGCATATCCAGTGACTCCTGTAAATCTACCTGTCTTAGGGTCAACTGCATCACAATATTGAGCTATCTTGTAGAATTTAAACTTATCTATGTTACCTTCTGGTATTCCTAATCCGTAAGACTGGTTAGTTAATAAATCATATAGAACCCATATAGGATTCTGAGTCCATTTATAGACGAAAGTACCATCCCAGGATCCTTTATAAATTATGGGATTAGCTTCTGTAAGCTGAGTAGAAGATCCTGGATTTTCTAAGCTATATCCACAAGTAGTGTAAGAAAGAGCGCCAGAAGTAGGAGTTTCTAACTCTCTCCAATCAATTTCTCCTGTAGCTAATACAGGTTGATTATAATTACTAGGAACCTTTATTATAAGGCCTTTTACAAGCGAAGTAACAGTAGGAATAGAGCCTGAATATTCAGCGGTAGATTTTAAAGCAAATCCTAGCAGTGCTGTTCTAGGGTATACCTGTTTAGAATTTTTTATCTCATCCCATCCAACAAACTGTATAGTATCTTGTATTTTAGAGCTATCTGAATCATCAGTAATTTTTTCAATTTTAAACTGATATCCGTTTCCACTCTTGACATTATCAGGTATAATAGCTGAGATTTGAAATTTAAAATTAGTATTAGTTTTTCCTGATATAGTTTTTTCTATTATTAAATCATCCCCGTTTTCGTCTTTAAGTATATTAGCTCCTGTATAGTCATAAATAGTTATTTTAACACCTACAGAGTAACCACTGACATTACCGTTGTTATCCATACTTTGTAGCCCAGAGATTAAGAAATTAAATTCTAAGCTATCCCAGGCGCTTTGACTTGTGTTTTGTGTAATAACTACTTTAGGTATACTCTCTAAATTACCCTTTTTAAGACTTACTGGGGAGTTTAGTCCTTGAGGTGTTACAGTTTTACCAGCAAATCTACCTAAACTAGCTGGCAATCCTTTACCCGTAACTGTCCCTGTTGACTGTGCCGTATAGAATAATTCAGTATTTACAGTTCCATCACCATCTATTTTTATTAAGTCGTCTATAGTAGATTCGTTAAATTCTATATCTTGAGGGCCATTAGGATTAATACGATATACTGGTCCCTCTCCTAAAGCTAAAGTGCCGAAGAAAATATCAGTAGAAAATAGAGAATTAGGCGCCTCCACAGCAGGAGCTGGAGAAGCTCCCTTTCCTCCACCCTTATTATGCACGCGAATGCCGTTGGCTATATAGGTATGATCATTTTCTACAGTAAAATTATATACTTTACTTTTACCTATATTTTTAATACCAATAATAGGTCTATAATATCCTAATCTATCAACTAAGACATCATCTATTTGTAAATTACCTATAGCTGTAAAAGCCATATTCTCATTTAAAACCCAGTGATTAGGTGTTATTTTAAAACTACCATTCCAAAAAGAAATATCTACTAGCTCATCTTCATCGTGCTCGAATATTTGAATGACTTTATTCTCTGATAGTTTACCATAATGATCAAAGCTAATTACTATATCACCTACTCGTATTTCTTCAATAGGTTTATTACCGCCAGGAATATCTATAAGGGTTCCTGCCGCGAAGCATCCTCCTTTACCTCCAGAGATAAAGGGCACATATCTACCGTTTATAATATAGTAAGATTTATACATAGCTTGATACATTAATTACATCACCTTTTTCGTGATTAATAGTATTTACATCCGCACTAATAATCTGGCCGCCAACTCTCAACATACCATAGTTTAAAGGTATAGAATTACTGCTGTCAACTGTATTTATTATACCATCGAAAGCATCATTATTTCTTCTATCCTGATCTGTTATACCTATATCAGATCTTTTTGGCTTAGGCATAATAGCTTGTATAACTGCGCCTAGAGCAAAGCTAATAACTGTTCCTACTATTGCTCTAGTAAAAGCTTGAGCAAAAGTAGCGCTTGTTATTGACCCAAGGAGTTCACTATTTCCACAAACTAAAGGAACTACGAAACAACCTGTTTGAGTTTCTGGTATTTCATCCTGCATTAACCAACTATCTGGAAAGGGTTTGAAATCTTGGGTAAGAAGAAGTGTTTTTGTTTTATCTATGGCAGGATAAAAGTTTTGTATATAAGAAGTAAGATCAGATACTTTTTTAATATTTATAGCTACTTGAGCTATATCTTCTGGTTGTAATAAGGACTTATGAAAACGAATATTATACATAAGCTGCCACACTAATTACGTCAGTTTTTTCATGACTAATACTATTTACATCCGCGCTAATAATCTGTCCAGCGACTCTTAACATACCATAGTTGAGAGATATAGATTGGTTGGGATGTATAGTATTTATCTGACTATCAAAAGCATCATTATTACGTCTATCCCCAGAATCAGCAGAATCCATACTTTTAATTTTAGGTTTAATAGGGACTAGAGTATTTGAAACTATGTTTCCAACTGCACTAGCTATTCCTGCTGCTACGTAAGAACCTACTGTTCCTTGAAAAGCTGTAGTTCCTAGTCCAGCAGGACCTAATATAGTTTCTCCTAATACAGGAGTAGCAAACTGTTGAAATCCGTAAGCCCCCACCGCTGCAAAAGCTCCATTAATCAAACCTCTAACGAGCGCCTGTCCTAAACTAGCACCTTGTAATAAAGAGACTGTGGTAGATAATACAAAACTTACTGCAAAAGCAGATAGAGGATCTACTCCACTTCCTTTAAAAACAGGAACTAAATAATAAATCTCACCTTCTTTAGCTAAAAATAAAAATTCTTCATTAGATAGATAGCGATTATTATGAACTATAGCTATCTCTTCTAAAGAGCTGAATTTAACGTGTTTTACTAAACGTTCCAGCTCTGGGAATAGGTTTAAAGAGTTTAAAAATAAAAAATAAATAGCGTCGGCTGTCATCTCTACTTGTTTGACGCCGTTGGTATAAGGTAATAGACTTTTATGAAAAGATACAGTTACACTAGACAAGATGTCGCTCTTCTAACTCTTCATACATAAGAGATTTTAGTTTTTTATCATACCAATAAATATAGAAACGGTTATTGAAACCTACTATAAACTTGTAGCAATCGAAAACTGTGCTGGCCATATCTTCTTCGCTAGGTATAGGATTATCACTTCCTGGATGAGAATGAACTATGCCCCACGTAGTATCTTCATATTGTAATAAACTAACAGGATCTAAGATAAAATTAGTTTTTGGAGATCCGCTGATATTTTTACAAGGCACATACTCCCAGTCAGTAGTTATTATACCGCATGCCTCCCTAGGATACTCATTAATAAAATGAGTAGTCATTTGATCTTTTAATTTTTCTAAAACTGATGCCATCTATAAATATCCACCGTATATTGTTTATAATATCTACCGTAAGGAGCTATCCAACTGTTATTACCTATCATAGTTTGTAGAATTTTATCTTTACCAAGATAGAGAGCGCAGTGATTAGCAATATTGGTAGTTCCAATAGACATAATAATCATATCGTATTCTTTAGGAGTTTTAACAGACCTAAACCCAGCTCTCTCAGCACTAGGCTTACCAAACAAATGGTTATTAGTTTCTATATACCATTTTTCTTCTGGATTACTACAAAAATCTGCAGTAGATAGAGATATCTCTATACCTAATTCATGTTTATACACCCATCGAATGAGATTAAAACAATCTATACCTGTATCAGGATTATCTCCTAAATGTTTATAAGGAAATCCTTCGTATTTTAAATATCTTTCCATCTAATTATATACTTTATCTTATCTCTATATTCTTGATTAAGTTCATCAATTTTTATATATTTTCTATGATGAATAAATCTATTTAATCCAATATAAACACCGAAATGTTGCGGTCTAATATCTCGCAATTTAAAAAGAATAATATCAAATTCTTGTATATCTGAGAGATTTATTAATTTTGCTTGATTAAGTGTAATAAATCTATCTATATCTTCGTAAGATACTGAAGAGCCCCAGTTATGTTTGAAATGATACTGACTCATTTCTTCGATACCTTGAATACGATATCCTTGATCTTCACATATCTTCTCTATAAGAGTCAAACAGTTATAACTTTCATAGGGCAGGTATAAGTATGTAGTCCAATCCATTATCTTGGTAAAGTCCCTCCTGTGCCAGGAAATCCTCCAAAATGAAATTGATTACCTCGTAACTCACAAGCCTGTAAGTTTTTAGCACATACGTCTTCTGACAAAGTGTATACAGTTTCATTACGAATATTAAAAAATCCATTAGCCGTAGCTCCGTCTGCTAATAAAGTTCCATTAGATACAATTAAAGTGTTAGATCCAGGTATGAGACCTGTTCCGCCAGTAGGATACTGACATTCACTTCCTTTATACACCCAAGGACAAACATTCTTATAGAATTTACGTCTAGGTAATTGTAATTTAAAATACTGTAACCAACTGGTTAATGAAAATGTTGCAGTTTGCTCATTTAATTCACTAAGACTATCAATTTTAAAAGTATCTAGCACATAGTTTTCAGAATCACGTTCTTGATTTACTATAAATACATTAGATCCTGGTATAAAATTAGCGCCTACATCTGTATTACATACTAGATATGGGTGATTAATAGCTACTATTTCAAATTTATTAGAACCTGTCACACTATTGGTAATAATATCTCCTACTCTATAAGGTAAAGTAGTTATCATATTAATTAAATTACTTGAAGATCCATTGTAAGATTCATTAGATACGGTGCTGTATTCAGGCCATACATCGAGAAAATTGGCAAAAGTAGTTTTTATCTCTACAACAGCGCCGAGTAGATCTCTAGAATCTAATTTTAGTCTAGTCCAGGTCCCTCCTGTAGATAAAGTGGAATCATAATCAAATGCTGCATTAAGTCCTCTGGCTTCCCTTACGCTAGCATCGTAACTACCATGTGAAGGAACTGTTCTAGGATCTATGCCGTTTACTAATTCTCCGTTAACATAAGCAGCGGTAGATCCTGTACTATTATTACCTACAAGAAATGGGTTTTCTACAAGAGATCCTATAAGATTATCAAAGTTAGATACTGTAATAGATAGGTCATTTATTTTACCAGACGAATCTGTGCTTAAGACACCGCTGTTAATAGGATATGGTATAAACTCCTGACCACCCATATGAACTCTATAGTTTATGTCTGAGATATAATCTCCGCGAATTTCAGCGAATTTAAATGGAAAACTATAAGGCCAGACAAGTCCTGCTCCGTCTCCACTTGGATTACCATATTCATTAGTAGGATACCACTCTCCAGGATAATATATAGTATATAGTCTAACCAGCGGCTTTTGCTCAAAACTATTCTTCTCTTTAATAAACTTGCTTACGTTAATAGCACTAACCGTAGCAGTTCCTGTAGTTTGTTGAGTGTAAGTAGAAGTAGTGTTGCCTATGTCATGAGTATTAGAACTAGTAGTCTTAACTATGTAGTTACTAAATATCTGTTCACCAACATGAAATTCAGCAATCGTATTAGATAGTTTTACCTTAATATTACTAGTAGCTACATCTACATTGGCTATGATTGCCTCTGTTAGAGAAGTAACGCCTATAATAGTATTACCGGCCTTAAACCCTGTAGTTGTATCTACTTTTAATATGTAGTCGTAGTTTCTAGAAGTCATTAACTAAATACCTCTTTTAGCTTCATGCTAACAGTATAGAAATTTTGAGAAGGTTGTGATCCAGAACTAGCCACATGAGTAGTCTGAACAGGACCGTCAAAACGAACAGTTACAGAGCCGCTATCATTAATATGGCTAAGATCGAATACAAAAGATTCATAATCACCACTTCTAGCATTATAGAAATTATCTATAGCTATTTTATGAACTCCAGATATGTTTGTATAGGTAAGATTATAATTACGACGAGGACGACGACTGCGCAGACGTCTAGTCTCATATCCTGCCTGACTCTCGAAAGTTAAAGTATCAAATTGTTTATCAGTAGAGAAGCCACGATCTGGTTTTCTATCAGACATAGTAGTAAATCTTTCTACTTGCGTAGAGGTGCCGGAAAAAACTCGGATATCTAAATTAGCAACATTTGAAGCTAGTGCCGGAGATATATCTATACCATAACTACCTAAGGTAGAACTTGGAAAAGTATATGCTGATGGATTTTGAACGACGCCGTCTACAGATACCATCATCTGATTTGCCTCAGCAGGAGTTCCTGTGATAGCCCATGCAGTTCTAGACCCATTTATCTGATAATTATTTCCATTATAACTAAGAACTGAGCTATTACTATAAAATATAGGAGAGATCTGAAGACTATCTTTAGTTATTTTCAGAAAATCTGGCACTGCTAAAGTTTTTATCTCTAGACTCGTAGCGCCTGGAGCTACTATAAAATTAACCGTTCCTTTATTATTAGATAGAGTATAACTATTATAGGCCTGAACTATTCCGTCAACTACTATAGCGACTTCGGCCGGAGTGCCGACATAGCGGCCTATATTAAAACTAGTAGTCAAACCTGTAGAAGTATAGGTAACACTACTTACTATAGAATAGTTATCTGGGGATACATTTGCTCCACTAGGATAATATGCTACCATTACATACCTCTCAAGGTCTTACGAATTGGACCATTATTCTGAATATCTCTTACTACTATATCTACTATCATATCTCTTCCGTTTACAGATACCTTCGGAGTTCCCACTACTTCTTGTGAGGTTCCTTGATTATTTACATTTACCATAACATTTCCTGGAGCAGTTTGTCCAGTTGCATTCATCTGGTTAAGGGTTTGTCCTCCTATGGCCATAGCGGCTGGACGACGAATGACAAACTCACCGGGTTCCAATAGTGCGGGAACTCGGTCTCTTAGACCTGCATATCCGCCAGCGGCCATGTGTTTTACAGGTCCTCCTATAGCAGTTCCTGTACCTATAGCACCAGGAGCTATATTACCTACGCCTGTAGGTGTTGCGTTTAATCCACTGAACAAATTGCCTATTCCACTAAATAAACCAGCTCCTCCAGCTCCTGCTGCGCCACTAAATAATTGTTTAGTAGCTATTTGAGTTAAAGCAGTTCCTAGAGCACTTACTACAGTATAGATAAATGCTTTTTTCCAATCACGAGTAGCTGCTAAAGTAGCCGCAAAAGTAGTAGCAGCTACAGTTCCTACTGTCTGAAAGTTAACCCCTAGCTCTTTTAATTTATCACCGAATCCTTGTGCTTCTTCTGTAGGAGGTTTAATTACGCCAGGAGTTACAGGCCCGGATGCTTGGTCAGGAGTAGCACCTCCAGAAGTGGTACCACCAGCTCCGACCATTGTAACTCTAAGGGCATTACCTGTAAATACACTCTGCAATATTTGATCACCTGTTTTGGCTAGTTGGTCTCCTGTTATAGCAGTATATAAAGAACCAATAGCGCCTCCAACCAAATTCTGTAAAGGCTCAATTAAGAATTTCTTTAAAATAGCTGTTTGGATAGTTTCTGCAACACTAATAGCTAACTTCTGCATACCTTCTCTAAAAGCTTGAATAGTAGGAATACCTTGGTTGATAGCTTTAAAGAAATCTAATACTGCTGTAGATAGGTTTTCTTTAATACCTCTACTAATATCTTCAAAAAGTTGTTTAACTTTATTTCTTTGGTCTGCTATTCTCTGTAACTCTGATGCGTAGACTTGAGCAGCTTTTATTTCGTCTGTTGCAGCAGAGACTATAGCAGTATCATATCTTTTCTTAGCTAATGCAGCTTCTGTTTCTAAACCCTTTAACTTATCTTGTAGAAGTTTAACTTCTGTTTCTCTGTTAAGCTCTTGCGCCATTCTAATCTGATCTCGAGTTTGTGCTTCTTGCTCTTGTGTCTTTATTAGATTGTCTAGTTCAGCTCTAGCACCTGCAGCTCTTATGTTATTTACATCTATCTCTCCTGCAGCTCTAAGTAAGATATTTCTATTTTCTTGATTATATATTTGTTCGGATAGTTGTCTATTTGCAGTAAGAGTTGCTCTAGCTTTAGTTAGATCAGTTTCAAAATTTTTGAATATATCATTAGCAGTAGTACTTGCGGTAGTACCTAGTTGTTTATTAATTAATTCCTCATACTTATTTAAAAACTGTTTAAATACCTCTTTCTGTTGTTCTAATAAAAATAGCTGTTTAGATATTAAGTCTAACTCAAAATCTCTACGTAGCTTAGCATCAGCAGCTACATCTAATTCTCCTCTAGCTCGAGCCCTAGCTAAATCACTTTGAAGAGCTAATACGCTTATTTCATTTTGTATTTTATCTCTATCAAGTTTTTCTCTCTTTTTAATTATATTATCTTCTATTACTTGCTGTTGGTTTTGTAGAACTTTTCTACCTTCCAAAGTAGCTAACTGTGTTTGTATTTCTTCTTCTTGAACTTTTAATCTTTCCTTTGTAACAGAAAATTCTTGATCTGCAATTGCTTTTCTATCCTCTATTAAGGCCAGCTCTCTAGCATAATTTATATCAGCTATTTGCTTATCTAAACGTATTAAATCTTCTTCTAATACTAGATTTTGTGATCTACCTAGAATTTCCTTCTGTAAAGTCGGAACAGCTAAAGCACCTGTAAATTGTCTTTCAGTTCTAGCTTTTGCTAACTCTCTATCTGCATCTCTAAGTTGTTGAGCTCTATCTACTTGATTTTTTCTAATTTCTAAATCAGCAAGTTGAGCTTTGGAAACGGATTCTACTAGATTTTCTATTTCTTTTAAATAGTTAATTTCAGATTCTAATAATTTAATTTGAGATTGCCCGCGTCTTTGATTAGCCTCGGCAGCAGCCTGTGCTCTATTTATCTTATTTTGAATCTCTAGCTGTTCACCTTGGTTTTTTAAAGAATCAAGCTGTTTCTGATACTCTAAGGTTCGTTTTTCTTCTTGAATAGCTAGCTGATAGGCTTGTTTACCTGCCTCATACATAATTCCTAACTGTGCCTGTAATACTTCTTTTAACCTAACATTAATATCGGTAAGCTTGCTAGTTTCTATATTTTCTGCTTGTGTTGCTTTTGTTAGAGCAGCTTGAATCCTTGCTATTTCTTCTAAGTTATCCTGGTTAGCGCCATCAATTAAAACCTGTTTTGATTTGTTTATCAGTGTATCTTCAACGTCTTTTTTGGTTTTAGTAGCGACATTTAATGAATCTATCTGTAGTTTTAAACTCTTTTCTAAGGAAGAAGCTTGCTGACCTAAAAATAATACTTGATTTCTCTGAGTTTCTTCTTGAGATCTAGAGATAGTCTTATCTGGATTAAATAATCCAGGTGTAGGTAAATTTTCAATAAACTTTATCTGAGAAGAAAAAGTGGTTTGTATAGACTTTCTTATTCTCTCTCTTTGAGCTAGTTCTTCCGAAATAAGATTTATTTCTCTTTGTTTTGTTATCAGTCCATCTTTTTGAATATTTAATCTTAGTGCTTCAATTCCGATAGCCTCTCTAACCCTTAAAGTTGTTTCCTCAGCTCCCCGTATTCTAGCCTCAATAATTTCTGTATCTATTTGCTTTATTCTTTCTGTTAAAGCTATATTTCTTTGAGAAGCGGATTCTGCAGTTAATAGTCCCTTAGCTTGTTCTTCATAAAATTTCTGTACTTCTACTATACCTAAACCTACATTTAGAGCTGTTTTACCTGTATATTTATCTATTTCTTTATTTGTATCTAAGATATTAGTAATTACATTGGCAAATTTAAGAGCGCCTTTTTCTAATTCTCCTGATGTAAATAATTTAACATAATCAAGAGCTTGACCGCCTACAGCTTCTGGAGCAAGAGTTAATATTTTTACTAATTCTGCGCTAGGTTTAATAGCTGCTAAATCTTTTAGTAATCGAATTCTAACTTCTAACTGTGCTTTACTAGATTCTTTAAAAGTAAAAAGACGCTCACCTTCTGCAGCGCTTAAAGCTCTTTGTAATCGAGCTTCTAGAGTTGTATTAGCTATCGGGAATCGTAGTATATCCTGTAATGTAGTAGCCACTTGTTCACCTGCAGCTTCAATATCTTCTTTTTTAAATCTAAATTTAAAAACAGATAGGCTATCTTTAGATGCTTCTGTTACTAGACTACTTATGGCTTCTCGAGTAGCTTTAGCTTGTTCTTGCAATTTTACAAAGAAATTAGTTATAGACCCTAACAAATCTACGCCAAATACCTGGCCTATTAACTGAGCTGCGCCTAAAGCAGCTAAGAAAAGATTAAAATATCCTAAAGCCGAGCTTATTCCTGTGGCTAATCTACTCAATCCTCCGCCTAATTTTTCAAAAGTAGAACCAGCTATAACAGAAGAATTAGATGCTTTCTTTTGAGCTTCTTCTAATTCCCTGATAGCTATTGTAGCAGCATTAGCTTTAGATATAGATTGATCTAAAGCTTTACCTTGTAATCCTTTTTCGAACTGTCTACTTTGTTGCCTTTCTTGTAGAGCTTTTAATTCGTCTATACGTGCCTGTATCTGTTGAGGCTGAACTGTTCCTTCTTTAATAGATCTAATAGTTGCTGCTTCTGCTTTAGTTAAACCGACTCCAATGCCTTTTAAAGCTTCTCCAGCTTTTTCTATATTAGTAGTAAATGCAGGTCCTGTTAATGCAGAAGAAACTCTAGCACCGGTTTCTAGAGCTCGGGTAGACAGGTCTGTAAAAAAAGCCTCTAACAAAGTTCTTCCCTTGCCAAGAGCAAGAGTTAAGATACCTAAGAAGATCAATACAGAGTTACCTAGGTCTTTTCCAAAAAAGTTAGCTATTGGAGCTAAAAAGTCTGTTAAAATACTTCCTAGTTTATTTCCAACATCTACTATTCGCGCTGCTAATCTATTAAGAGCTTCCGAACTAGTATCAGTAGAAAGACTAATCTCTGAGTATTTTCTAGAACCCTCATCTATAATAGCATTAACGAACGCCTGTCTACGTTCAAAGTTAGTTAAGCTAGAAGCAGCTTTTCCTGTTTTAGATGCGTAGGCTTCAATGGCTGGTTCAATTCTTGTAAAAATACCCAGTTCGTCTAATAGTTCAGGCTCTAATTTAGCAGCACCTCTAACTAATCTGTTATATGAATCAGTAAGATCTCTACCCAGAGTTCTACTAGCCTTAGTAGCAACTTCTGATAGTGAATTTATTTGTTTAGGATTAAACCCTGCTGCTAAAGCTAAGTTAGCAGCAGCAGAAGCTTCTTTTAAAGAAAGCTGTCCTTTAGTTATATCTTGAATACTATTTAAAATTTGAGAACCAGACTGACCAAAACTAGCAGCTAACGCGTTTGTTCCGGAAATAATTTGTTGGAAATCTGCTGCTGACTTTAAAGCAGCAAAGGCCTGTTGTAAAGCAAAGGTAGTCGCAGCCGCTCCTGCATAGGCAGCAACTAATCCACCTAATCCAGAAGCCTGAGAGGAGAAGGCACGACCTGTATTGGTAGATTCATTACCTAAACGTGTTTGCTTTTTAGCGCTTTCTTCTCCTGCTTTTCCTACTTTATTAATATCAGAAACTACTTTGTCAGCGCCCTGAGATTGAAATAAAGCTCTTACTATAGTTGTAATAGTGCCGGCCACTCTATCTCCTTGATTTTATTTCTCTTTGTTTCTCATAATATTTTGCATATTCAGTAATAATATATGTTAGCAGTTCAAATACCTCTCGTCTATGCTCTATTTCGTAGAAATCAAAGATGTCTCCTATACCAGAAAATTCTTTGCCTAACCAAAGTCCGTTCATACCTTCAATTTTATCTGGTAAAATACTAAATATTAAAAGAGCCTGCTGAGTTTCTAAAGATAAATCCCCTGGTTCAACAGGAATATCTTCCTCAACAGGCTCTTTGCCCATTTGTCGACATATTTCAAAATATTGTTCTTTAGTAATGTTACCCCCAGAAAACGTTTCCTGAAGGTAACTTTTTAGTTTTTTAGATCAGTTTCTCTTTTCTTAACAGAGAATGCTTCTAGATCATTTACAGTATCAGTAATAAACTGATCGAAAATACTACTATTTTTTAGTAGTTCAAGAGCTTCTTCAGTAGAATACGGTAACTCATCTTCTGCGTTCATTGCTGATATATCTACCGGTAGCAACTTCGGAAGATGCTTAACTTTAAGACCCTTCCAGCCTTTAATTACGCGTTCAGCGTAAGCCTCAACAAACTTGTCATTATCCACCTCCTCTTCTCTTTGGCGGGTGCGTTTGTTGAATTTGTACACTAGTGCCTGGTTTCTAATTTTCATTAAGTCTTCGCGAGGAACATAGCTAATAGTAACTACGAAACCTTCTGCTTCTGGAAATTCTACATCAATAGTCTTGTCTCCAGTGACAAGTAGTGATTTAATTTTAGACATTTTTCCTCATAATTTAAAAATAAAGTGGCGCTTACCGTTTGATCGACGCACGATCGGATGAGGGGATCCCGAAAGATTGTCGCGGTAAGCGCCTTTGGTAT